AGTCAATGGCAATGCTGTTCAACAGGCCACGGGAGGTATCGACGAGTTGCAGGCGCTTCAGCACTTGGTTTTCGCCGTCATCCGTGGTCAGGAGGGAGGCAAGCCCTTTCATGCTGTAGATTGCCTGCACGCTCCGCTCCAGCAGCTTTACGCTGTCGGTGTGGGCGGTCACGGTTTCCCGCAGTGCCCTGCGGATGCGGACGTACTCCGGCATCCCCCAGAACAGGTAGGTTGCATTGGAGGTCTGCTCCGGCAGAACGCCATTGCGGAACACCAGACAGCGGCTCTCATGAACCTTGAAGGAACCGTAGATGCTGGAAACATAGTAATATTCCGGCTGTCCGAACTTGGACACCCGGTTCCCCACACCCTTCCCGCCGTAATCCTGCTGGTACAGGCTGGAGGAATCGGGCTGCACGATGGAGCGCTCATAGACGCGCAGCTCATCAATGCTGCTGATATGTTCCCAGTCAACAGGCTCTTCCAGCCCGCGCCCATCGTCGATCAGCATGACGATAAGAGCGCCGCCGTAGAGTCGCGCCCACTTGATGGCGGTGGCGGCCTTCTCCTCCCATTCGAGATCATCCAGAGCGTCTTCCACAAAGGCATTCACCTCATCGCTTTTCAGGTTCAGGTCGAAGCCATGTTTCAGTGCTTCCTCGGCAGGCGTATCAATGATTTTGGAGAACAGACCGTTGCCCTCATACAGCCCAGTGAGCTGCATATCAGGAATGACCGGCTCCCGCTCAAACTTGTACGCCTCGGAGTTATCCTGCTTGGTTCCGTACTTGTTCAGGAGGTTCACATAGCCATCCTCACGATGCGGACGCACAGCGCCGTTCTTTCGCCGCAGGATTTCGCGTCCCCGCTCATTTAAGCGCCGACGTTCGGCCTCATCTTCAGGTATGTGCATTGCGCTCCCTCCTTCCTGTTAA